CGATCACCCGCTGGAGGCGTTCAACGCCGGCACCAAGGCGCAGAAGCTCCTGCAGTTGGCCAGCGGCTCGGTGTGGATCGACCGCGACGAAAAGCACTGGGAGTCGGTGCACGACGAGAAGATCGAAGCCCTGAAGTCCATCGTCAGTGAAGCCAATGGCGAGCCGGTGCTGGTGGCGTATCAGTTCGTGCCCGACAAAGAGCGCATCCTGAAGGCGTTTCCTCGGTTCAAGACCCTCGACCACAAGGGTGCGCAGAAGGACTTCGAGGAAGGTCGACTGCCCGGCCTCGTGGTGCACCCGGCCAGTGCCGGCCACGGCCTCAACCTGCAATACCACTGCCGCATCCTCATCGACTACAGCAGCAACTTCAACCTCGAACTCGACGAACAGGTCATTGAGCGCATCGGCCCCACGCGCCAGGCGCAGATCGGGCAAGACCGAGCGGTGTTCCGATACCGCATCGTTGCCCGAGACACCATCGAGGAACACGCGGTGTTGCCCCGCCTCAAGAGCAAGATGTCTGTGCAAGACGCGCTAAAGAGTGCGATGAAGGTGTTGCGCATGAATTGAGCACTCGCTACACTCCGCTCCGTCAATACCGTTTAGCAACGAGGAAAGGAACGGAGATGAGCGACTGGATCGAGTGGAAAGGTGCGCAGCAAGGGCCGATGGTCGAGGTGTTGTTGCGCGACGGAGCTACCGGTACGGCTCCGTTTGGCGTGTGGAACTGGGTCCACAGGAACGTGGATGAGGATATCGTCGGCTACCGGCCCATCTTTGACGGCGCCGGCATCATCGCGGCGCTGCCCGAGAGTGTCGTCAGCGTCAAGCCGGGCTACGAGTCGCTGGCGGCTGTGCTGCAGAAGGCGCACGACCAAGCTGCCATCGGCAAGGGCAAGGAACGGCACGCGAACGGCCTGCCGTTCGAGAATCAACCGATATCGGTGATCAACCGTCAACTCGGCTCGATCCACGGCTTCATTTACCAGGCGCACAAGAAGTCGCTCGAAGCCACGCGGCTGCCGAAGGAGCGCGCCGTCGCCGAACTGCTCGGCGCAATCAACTACCTCGCCGGTGCTGTCATCGCGCTGGAGTCGCAGCCATGAGCGCCGTCTTGTGGGTTGCACTCGGCGCGTTCATCGCGTTCATCGCTGTCGGCATCTTCTTCAGCCTTGCCTCACGGGAGAAGACCACCGACAACGAACGGCTCGATTTCGTGAACGACAACAACCTCGTGCTCATGCGGGGGTTCGGCATGTGGGTCGTGATGCACGACGGCGGCAACGGCCCTCTGCTCCTGGTCAGCCGGCCACACCCGACAGTCCGTGTGGCCATCGACGCGGTGATGGCCGACGGTATCGTGCCGGTGGTGTTGCCTGATGCTGCCTGACATCGAGATCATCGCCTCGACTACGGAAGGGGTGCGCGTGATCGCTCACGGCCGCCCCGCCCGCCGGTCAGATCGCCATCGTACTGCTGGCCAAGGGTGGCATCACCCGACTGCTGCACACCGACAAGAGTGGCCGACTCATTTCGGCCGAGGACTACGACAGGGCGAACCTGTGACCGACACCCGCTGCACCCTTTGCGGCGGCAACCATTCCCGCAGCAAGTGCCCGTGGGATCAACACCAACCGAAGGACATCCAGCATGAAGACCGTCATTTGGGGCCCCGTGACCCCCGAGCACCTGGCCGACGCCGACTTGATGGCAGGGATCACCCCGACCAAGTTCTTGAGCAACGGCGAGTTCCCATCTCCGAATGTCGGCATCCCGACCGAGGTGGATCCGCCCTGCCCGAAGTTGCCCGGTGAACTGGGCGAGCACCAGCGCGACTACACGCTGTGCCTGGCGGCCGAGGCGGTGATCTGCGTGGGCGACAACGACCATCTGCTCAAGGTGGCCAACACCTACGAACTGCCGATCTACCACGTCGACTGAACCCATCGCACCTTGCGGGTCCGGCCGCAGCAAGGGGCGTCCATCTGACACCGGCCGGAATCTGAAAGGGAACCCCATGAACAAGACTTTCCGCCGGCACGCCGGCTTTACCTTGATCGAACTGATGATCGTCGTGGCCATCATCGGCATCCTCGCAGCCGTCGCGCTGCCCGCGTACCGCGACTACACCGTCAAGGCCAAGATGTCCGAGGTGCTCCTGGCCGCCTCGGCTTGCCGGACGACCATCACCGAGACGATCCAGACTGCCGGCGCGTTGCCTGCCGCCGGTGAATGGGGGTGTGAGGTGGCCGACGGCAAGGGCACCAAGTACGTCAAGTCGATCGCCACCAATGACAAGGGCCAGATTTCGGTCGTCGTCACCGGCATCGGCGATGCGACGATCGACAACCAGACCGTCACGCTGCGGCCGTTTGCCGACGACACCATGGCGACCGACCCGAGTGCCGGAGGGATCGTGGCCACTTGGCGCTGCGGCAACGCTGGCGACGGCACGAGCGTGCCGCGGAAGTATCTGCCCGGGTCGTGCAAGGGCTGATTAACGGGCTAGCCGTGGCGCCCGATGAAGCCACGGTTTTTGAGGACAGAAACATGACCGACGACAAGATTGAGCAGGAAATTCAGACAAAGGGGCTGACGGCGCCGCGCATTACCCTGGCGGACGTGGAGGCGAACATTGCGAGCGAGTGGTACATCAACGCCGGCACGGGGGTAGTGCCGGACGACTTTCAGCCGCCCGTGCCGGCGGACCACCCGCTGCGGCTCCTGACCGTCTGCGTGCTGGTGCTGAAAAACGGCTTCACGGTGACGGGCGAGAGCGCATGCGCAAGCCCGGAGAACTTTGACGCCGAGTTGGGCAAGAAGATCGCCCGGCAGAACGCGGTGAACAAGGTGTGGCCGCTGATGGGCTACGAGTTGCGCAGCTTGCGCGACCGGCTTGCCGTCATCGGTTCAGACTGGTGACGGCTACCGGCTTGGTACCCGGCTGCCGCAGGCAGTCCGGGTTGAATGAAATGTTAGGCATTCGAGGAGGAATAATGACCGTGAAATTCGTATGGAAAGGGAGCGTAGAGGATGCCGAAGGATTGGCAATTTACGCGACAAATGACAGCACTTACGAAGTGTGGCTACCTACCTTCAAGAAAGCGCAACAACTTGACTCCGTGTTGCGCGACATCTTCGCAGAAGGAAGACGAATGGGACATAAGGAAATGATGCAGGCAACAAGCAGCACCATGAACGAAGTGGCAAGGAAACTGTAATGCCTAACGTAGAGGTAACCGGCTGAGGCCGAAAGGAGCATCGAATGACCACTGCAGAGCCGGCCGAAGTCCGGGTTGACCGACCAGTTAGGCTCCACGTAACCGGAGCGAGAAAGACTATGAGCACCATTGAACTGAAACCGCCCGCGACCGCAGGCATGCGCGCTTACGCGGCGTGGCACGGCATGACGATTGAGCATGTGCAAGACGAGTGGGCCAGCGTGCCGCAGGCCGACAGGATGCGTGCCAAGTGGGAAGCCGTGGGCGCCGCCGTGGAAGGCGCCGACCGTGATGCGCGGGGCATGCTGGTTGCGCGGCTGGAGAACATGCAGAAGAACGGCGACACCTGGCTCACGGTGCAGGCCGTGCTGGCACTACTGAACGACTGCGACATGCTGGCCACGCGCGTGAACGGGCCTAACGCTAGGTTAACCGGCCCGAAACGGCCGCTACAGGAGTATGCAAATGGAACAGACTAGCCCGGCCGTTTTGGGTCCGGTTGAACCGACAGTTAGGCCGCTGTTTGGATGCGACGGCCTGCGCGAGTGGCTGATTGCACAAGGCTTTCGCGTAGCGCCCGACAGCCTGAGCCGTGACAACGGGTGCAACTGGTACGCATACCGGCGCAGCGCGATCCAGGCCCGAGAGTGCGAGTGCAACGACGGCAAGCCCATGCAAATTGTGGTGCGCCCGTTTCGGCTGGAACACGCCAGCGCGCCGGGTGGCGTGTGGGAAAGCGCCGAAGTCGATGTGACGGGTGAAGCCGGTAGCCATTGGTACAAGTTGACGTGCTACAGCCTGAAGCACGATGAACTGATGGGGCGCCTGCATGAGATTGAGGCGGCGCTGATGGCCGCGTGGAATGCGCTGCGCCCTAACGCTGGAGCTGAAACGCATGCCCCTCGCTGACCTTTCGATGACCGCCGACGCCATGCCGGGGCATGTCGTTTCGAGCGACGTGTTAGCCGCCGACGCACCGGCGTATGCATGTGTGGTGGCAGACCCGCCGTGGACTCCTGACCTTGGCGCGACGTGGGAAACGCGCTTTACCGACAAGGCGCGACCGCAGAAGCACTACCAGACCATGAGCGTGCAGGAGATTTGCGACTTGCAACCGCGCACCGCGAAACAGGCGCACCTGTGGCTGTGGGTGCTGAACCAGCACATGGATTGGGGCTACACCGTGGCGCGGGCCTGGGGCTTTGAGCCGCAGCAGGTGGTGACCTGGGCAAAGCCAGGCCTGGGAACCGGCCGCTTCCAGTGCAACACCGAGCATGTGCTGGTGTGCCGCAAGGGCACACGCCACGGCAACCCGTTCGGCAGCACTGGAGGGACGTGGTTTAACTGGCCGCGCGGGCGGCACAGCGAGAAGCCGGCCGAGTTCTACAGGCTGGTGGAGCAAGTGAGCCCAGGCCCGCGCCTGGAGATGTACGCAAGAGCGCGCCGCGCTGGGTGGGACGCCTTTGGCAACGAAGTGGCAGACGACCTGTTTTCGGCGGCTAACGCAGAAGTAACCGGCCTTGGCCGCAACAGGAGCAACGATGACTGACGACGCAACGCCGGCCAAGGTCCGGTTGACTGACGGGTTAGGCGCGCTGTTGCCGACGCGACGCGGCCAGCCTACCGTTCTGACAAATGCTGGCCCAGAGCATGGCATCGAGCGCGGGCACTGGTATAGCCCTGCGGCCGTGCGCTTGATGCTGGAAGCTGCCGCGAAGCCGCGGCGCGCAGAAATCAAGCAGCTTGAAGGGCAGAAGCGCCGCCTTGAAGACTTGCTGTTCTCGGCCGGCCGCATGGAACAGGCGCCGTGCTTTGTGTGCGGCTACAGCGGCCCAGGCTACTTTCAGCCTGGACAACACAAGTGCGCTGCACGGCACCACAAGCTGCGCGAGCGCGCCTAACGCAAAGCTATGCGGCCCTGGCCGCGAGGAGGTTCGATGACCACGAGCATTGCCGGCCAGGGTCCGCATGAGCGACCTGTTGGGCGGCTGGAGCCGGAGCGCGCGGACGGTAGCGAACACTACTGGGACGACCGCGACGAGCCGTTTGACGAGCCGACCTGCGAGCGCTGCCACGGCGACGGCATGGACCCGTGGTGCGACTACATGATGCCGTGCCCGCTGTGCCAAGGGGAGCAACGCTGATGGCCGCGATCGACGTGCGCGAGTGCCCCCATTGCGGCAACCCAGGCACCCGCGATCCGCGGCACACATTTCACTGGAACCACATGCAGCGGCTGGTGTCCGTCTGCTGCGGTCAGTGCGGCGCTACCGGTCCATTTGCGCGACTTACACGCTCAGGCGCCAAGGCAGAGGATGAAGCCCTGCGGCTGTGGAATGAGCGCAAACTGCTGGCGTGGCTGCAGCGGAGCAAAGACGGGATGCTGCTTGAGAGCCAGATCGTCGGATACGTGCACGAGAACATGGACCGGTATATGTCGGTCGCGGTGTTCGAGGCGTGGGCTACGCAAAGAGCCACAGCTGCCGAGCGAGATCAGTGGCGCCCGGTTACGTGGGCCGACGGGCAGGGCAACGAAGCGATCGACTTGCGGCAACCGAGGGAACGGCAGATGCTGGCCCGGGTGACGGATCTTCTTGCCGCAAGACTCGGGACCAATGCCGACGAGTGGAAGGAAGTGTCGGAAGCGCGCGAGGTGTTAGACCGTCCGGTGCGGGAGCGCCGGGACGACGGCATGCCGACAAGCACCGATGAACGCTACCTGCGCCGCCTGCTGGCCTACTGCGTGGCGATGCCGCACACCTACTACGACGATGGCGAGGCGCAGGGCCAGGAGCGCGGAATCAGCATTGACTTCATGCGCGATCCGGTGGCGGACATTGACGCGAAGCTGCGGGCGCTGAACGTGGCTCGCGCCGAGTGCAGCAAGACGCCCAACGATCGAATTCAGCCGCGCCGCTAGGCGTCGGCTGGAATGAGGGGTTAGCCCGCTCCCCCGAAAAGCGGCACAACCTAGGAACGAAATGGAAACCTTCACGCAACCGAAGATCACCGGCTATCGCCAACTGACCGCGACCGAGGCCGCGCTGATGAACGAAGGCAAGGCGCTGGCCGAGCAGTGCGGCGCCTTCATCGCCAAGCTGCGCACGCTGCCGGCGACCGGCGCCAACGGAGTGGCGCAACAGCGTGCCATCCGTGGCGGTGGCGACACTGGTTGCCGAGTTGGACACGCTGCGGCAGCGCTTCTACACGCTGAGGTGCCCTGCGGCGCACTTGTGCGACTGCCAAGAGGCTGGCAAGGACTGCGCACGCGGGTATCAGAGGCCTAACGCAGAGGTAACCGGCCAGCCCAGCACGGGCGCCGCGCGTACCTAGAAAGCCTGCCGGGGCTGGTCCGGTTGACTGATCTGTTGGGCGGCTGCCGCCCGGAGCGAGAGGGACTGAGCATGACGCCACTACAAACACTGCTGCGCAAGGCGCGCGAAGCCAAAGGCTGGAGCTTGCAGGAAGCCGCCGACGTGCTGGGCACGACGAAAGGCCATTTGCACGCGCTGGAATCGGGGCAGAGCGACAACCCGACGTTGCGCCTAGTGGCCGCGCTGGTGATCGTGTACGGGCTGCGCCCCGAGGCCATCGTGGCGTCCGTGATTCCAAGCCTTACGAGCAGCACATGACGCCCAACGCAAAGCTAACTTGCCCGCCACGCGCGGGCGGAAAGGACGCGATGAACACGACAACCGATGCAGGCCGCGATGCCGTGGCGGGTCAAGTTGAGCGACCTGTTAGGCCTGCTGCCGACGCGCGCAAGCTGACAGACCGCCAGATTGCCGACATGGCGTTTGCAGTGCTGAGAGAGCACAACGACAACCGGCTTTGGCGTGCGCTGACCTACGACAGCGGCCCCTATGACGTGACCACCCCGACCTTGGCGCTATGCCACCTGGCGCGGGTGTTCTTTGCCGCCGGGGTTGCTGCCGCACTGGCGGGCTGCGTGGACATGGTGCAGCCGCCCGACATTGCTGTGGCCGAGGAACTGTGCGCCAAGCGCGGGGGCTATGCGCACGCCCAGCGCTGGGAGCGCGGGACGGTGCTGGACATTAACTGCAAGGACGGCACGCAACTGCAAGTGCGCCTGCCGAAGAAGGCCTAACGTTCGAGCTAACCGGCCCGTGGAGGCCGAAGGCCGGAACGGGTCCGAGTTGAGCGAGTAGTTAGATGGCCGGTGCCGAAGCGAAGGAACCTATGAACCGCGTGTTTTTCGGAGACTGCCGCGACACGATGCGCGACCTGAAGGCGCAGGGCGTGCGCGTGCAGTGCTGCGTGACGAGCCCACCGTACTACGGTCTACGCGCCTATGGCGACGACCCGCGAGAACTTGGCCGCGAGCGCACCCCGGCGCAGTACGTGGCCGCGCTGGTGGATGTGTTCGAGGGAGTGCGCGACCTGCTGGCAGACGACGGAGTGCTATTCCTGAACCTCGGTGACGGGTACGCGGGGTATTGGGGCGACAAGACGGCCGCCAATGCGGGCACCGAGCCAAAAGCAAACCGTAGAGGCTATGACATCAACGCTCGTCCGAGCTTTGCTGCTGCGTTTGGGGGCTCAAACATCAAGCCGAAAGATATGCTCGGCATTCCTTGGCGCGTGGCTTTCGCGCTTCAGGACGCGGGCTGGTACTTGCGGCAGGAGATCATCTGGCGCAAGCCAACGCCGGCCGCCGAAGGCCGCGCTTCAGCTTCGCGGTTCACCAGGTCGCACGAGTCGCTGTTCATGCTTACGAAGAAGTACCGCTACAAGTTCAAGGACAAAAGGCGGTTGCGTTCTGTGTGGGACATTGAACCCGCGGCCGGGAACGGTCTGCACTTCGCAACCTTTCCAGAGGAGCTACCGCGCCGCTGCATTGAGGTTGCGTCTTCTGTTGGTGACTCTGTACTCGACCCGTTTCACGGAAGCGGGACGACTGGCCGCGTGGCCGAGAGCATGGGCAGGAATTGGATTGCGTGCGAGCTTTACAGCAAGTACGCGCCACTACAGCAGGCACGCACGGCCCAGGCCGCGCTTGCCATCTAACTGTGAGTTCAGGCGACCGTAACGGCGCGGACGACACCGAATATGGAGAGCAAGATGACCGACGAAGTAAGCCAACCCGCCGTTGCGGTTCGCCTGCAACGCCCTGTTGGGCCGCTGGTGGGGGGCGATTCTTTGCGTGAGTGGCTGACGAACCAGGGGTTCCGCATAGCGCACGATGGGCTAGCGCGCGACGGCAACTGCTGCAACTGGTACGCCTACAGGCCAACAAAGCACAAAGCCCGCGAATGCGAGTGCAACGACGGGAAACCGATGCAAATCGTGATCCGCCCGTGGCGAATTGAGCACGCGGATGCGCCGGGCGGCGCATGGGAAAGCGTGGAGGTAGACGTGACGGGGGAGGCCGGCAGCCACTGGTACAAATTGCAGTGCTACAGCCTGAAGCCCGACGAGCTGATGGGGCGGCTGCATGAGATCGAGGCCGCGCTCATCGCCGCCTGGAACGCGCTACGGCCCAACGCAGAGCTAAACGGCGGGCCGTAGGCCCGTCCGTTTGAGCGACCTGTTGGGCATCAGTGGTGGAGAACAGCATGCGATGGCTTGAGCGACACAGCTACGAAGACTGGATGAACGACATGGCGACGGACGACAGCAAGCCGGCGCGCGGTTGGCATGCGAAGTGGCAGACGCGCTGCGACCGCTGCGGGAGGTTTGTGCTGCCGGGCTCGCCCGGGTCTTCGTGGGTGCATGTGCCCGACTCGCATGTGAGCGTAGGAGACGACCGCGAACGCTGCGCCGCCTGCACCAAGAAGCGCGGGCCAGCCAAGGCGATGCCCGGCTACGTCGAGCACTTGGTTCAGGGCGTGGTTCCTGATGCCTAACGCACCTTAGACCAAATGACATCCGACGAAATCGAGCGCCTGCGTGCCGAGCTGGACCAGTGGCGCAGACTCACCGACCCGCAGACCCCGCACGCCAACTTACTGTGCGGACTGCCTGCGCAGCTCACGAGGGAGCGACTGCGGCACTTGGCGGGGGCCGATGCGCTGCTAGCAGCCGAGCGCGAGCGATGCGCGGCGATCTGTGACGCGATCGAGGATCAGGCCTGGGCGCGGTGGCGCGTGGACGCGGACCCGACGGACCAGGGACGCAGCACCGGCGCCGCCCAGTGCGCAGGGGAAATCAGGAGACTCAGATGACGCAATGTGCACGCTGCGGCAGCTATGCCGTTAATCACCACAAGCACGGCCGCGACGGTAGCGACGGACACCTCTGCGACGTGTGCTACTGGCGCACGAGAGCCGAGGCGAGCGCAACAGACGCTGCCCGCTACCGCTGGCTCGCGGCGCACTGCCGCAACACGGCAGAGCACTGGCGCGGGCGCTGGTCGATCGTCGTCGAGGGGCCGGCGCCTGTGCGCGCCGACGAAGATGCGCTGGATGCCGCAATCGATGCGGCGATGCGCCGCGCATGCAAATAGGCACAGCAGCAGGTCGGCGGCGAGTCGAGTCTGTGCAGAGCGCAGCCCCGAGCGGAGAGCCAACGGCTCCCCGCTCGATGGTGTGGGTGGGCGGCTGGAGCCGGAGCGCGAGAAAGACCACACGCTGCATTTAGGTATTACGCGAAGCGCTTGCATGCTGCTGCTTTCGGTAGTACATTAATACCACTGCAGCACGGCGCTGCAGCAACCCAGGAGAGCAACATGAGCAAGACCTACACCCAATTCGCGCAAGAGCATGACGGCAAATTTTTCTGGCACTGCGATGCCGGCGCAGACGAACAAAACCGCCCCCTGCTGGATGTGCTGGTGTATGACACCGAGGAAGACCTGGACGCGGACGACGACAACAGCCTGGCTGTGGCCCGAGCCACCGTGATCGACGATCGCGCCGAATGAGCGACCAGGCCGAACCAAAGAAAACCGGGCGGCCTGCGAAGGCCCCCGGCGAAAAGCTGATCCCGGTGCCCGTGAGGCTGACGCCGGCCCAGCGCGAGAAGCTGCAGCGCATTGGCCCGCAGCGGTTGCGCGACTGGCTGGACCGGGTGAAGGACTGACGCCCAACGTGAGTTAGGCGACACGCATGCGATTTGCAGTTATAAACAACCGAAAGATCGCCCAGCGAGCCCGCCGCGATGCAGAGGCCGAAAACCGTCCGCCGAGGCAGGGACCTCCGCAGATCCCGCACGGCACTGTCATCGGCAACGTCGTCATCAAGTTGCACGGCCAAACCGTCGAGGCCGAACTGCTGCAGGCGGGGGACCGCTGCCGTAGTTACGGTGTGCGCATCGACGGCAAGATGCTCCCGAAGATCATGGGCCTCTACCGCGCTGCCGCCGAGGTGTCGTCGTGCATTGCTCGGGTGCCGGGCAAGCGATCGGACTTCTGGCAGGACTAGCGCACCGCCTGTCGGTCCAACCGCAGTTGGTCCTGCAGCCTGATCACCTCGGCTTCTCGTTGATCGAGAAGGCTTCGAGCTTCAACAAGTAGTTCCTGACCTTCGCCCGCCAGTCGTCCGAGGGCTTCAAGTCGATCTCGGTCACGCTGGCAGGCAGAGGTGTCAACTTCACGCCGGGCCCCACCACTGGCGGCAGCGGTTGCGACGGCGAGCCGGTCGCGCAAGCTGCGAGCAGCAGCGGCATCACGAGCGGCATCACGAGCGAGAGCGGCCTTTTGACGGTGGAACGCATCTTCCTTCTCCTGCTGGGCAGCCGCATGCTCCGACTGCAGTTTGGCCACGGTGATGGTGTGCTCGCGCAGTGACTTCTCCAGCGCAGCCGTGGCCTTGTCGCGCTCCCCTTTCATGATCTCGATGGTTTTTTCGGCTTTGGCAACCTGTAGGTGCGCGGCCGATACCCGAGCCATGTGCCACAGGTTGCTGCCGACCAAGGCGACGGCGAGCGCGCCGATGACGTAGAAAGTCGGCGGCACCATCTCATTCCTCCACGATCTCGATGGACAACGACGGCGCCAAACCCTCAATGACGCCATCGCGGAAGTAGACCCGTTGACCAACAGTGGCGGCGCCTCGCACGACGACGACACCGCCGCCAGGTTCCTCGACCGTCACTGCGGTGCCGCTGACTGCGGTGACATCACCCACTTGCAGCGGCGCGGCGGCCAGCAGCCTCTTGAGGCGGACGAACGAGTTAGACATGGGTCTCGACCTCCAAGGTCTGATAGATCGTCGGCATGCTCACGTTGACAGACACCGAGCGCGTCAAGCCGATACGGACCGTGCCCCCGTCGTCATACTCGACGAACTTGCCAGGTTTGATGATCCCGGTGCTACTGAGCACAGGCATGCGAAGGCTGACCATTGCCACCCGCCCGGTGTCAGACAAGATGGCACGACCGCGTTGCCTCACCGGAACGGCTGCCGTGATCAAGGGGTCGATCACACTCGGGGCAACCAGATCCCCGGCAGTACCCATGCGCGTGTAGCGGCCCAGCACGCCGTCTTTCTGTCCCGAGACATAGACTCGGTTGTACTCGGGCTTGTTGGTCCAGGCGATGCCTTCCCGACTGACGACATCGGCCGGCAACACGTAGTCTGCCGTCACACCGTCCCACTCCCATGCCGGCACGGGATAGCGCAACAACAGGCTCAAAGCCTGATCCGTGTTGTGCGGCTGCACATACGCGCCTGTTGCAGAGGCCACCGCATTTAGCGCAGAGATGTAGGTGCCTTGGTGCGACCATACCCCGCCCGGAACCGTCCAGTCATCCAAATCGAAGTCGACAGTCCACCCGAGCGGCACGCCGTTGAATGTCAGGATGTCGTTGACCAACTGCTCTGCTGTTCGAGCCGTTGAGTTGCCGAAGGTGAGCACCGGTGCGTAGGGTGCGTCGAGCGAGGCTGCCTTGCCGCGACCCCCGAGCCGGATGCTGGTGCGGCCGAACACGCGCTCCCACGCCAGGCTCTCGGCATAGAAGCGATAGGACACCCCGTTGATCACGGCTTCGAGTTCCACCGGATCGCCGCCGACAGGCTGTAGATTCGGCAACGCACGGCCCGGAACGGATGCACTGAAACTCCACGTCCACGAGTCCACGTCGAGGCTCATGTCCATACCGAGTACCGGGATCTCGATGCCCCCCACTACCCGGGTCAAGGTTGCGCTGTTGACGGTCATGTAGACCCTCCTGATAGGCACGACGATCTGCCCCGGGGGCGTCGGCCCGCCAGGCTGGCAGATGAAAAGCAGAGACCCGGTGCTGACTGCAAGTTCTGAGAACACCAGATCGGGGTCTGGCAGGTAGCACGGATTGAACGGTGGGGGCACGACGATCGGCGGCACGCTGGTGCCGGCCGGTGGCCGCATGGCGTCTTGGTGCCGCGCCAACCACGCCCCGTCGAGAGCCGCAGCTTGCCCGTAGGTGTCACTGCACCGGATCAGCAGTCGCAGTGCAGCACCCCACGGCACGACCATGGTCGGGCGGCGATCTCGATACCGGTCCTGCCAGTCGGTGCTGCGGATAGCCCCTGCACCGACGGCCTCCTGATACCGGCCCGTGCGCTGCAGCCGTCGATCACGCAGCGCGTCTTGATGACGCGCAACAGTGCGGATAGGGGGTACGCGGTCGGCGTCTTGGTGCCGTGCCAACAGACTCGCGCGACTCGTGTGCACGGCGTCTTGGTGTCGCGCCGTCAGATCGGTGCGGAGACCGGCCGGGGCACCCCATCCAGTCTGCGGGCCAACCTCCGTGGCCTCGGCGCGCTCGTACCGGTTTTGCGAGCCTACTTGCAGAGCCGCCGCATCTTGGTGTTGGGCACCGATCTTCGTCACCAACGGACGATCGGTGCCGGAGACGTAGCGCGCTTGCACGGCACCTGCGAAGCTGGGCAGCGTGCCGACAATAGACACGGGGAACAGGTAGCCGACAGAGACGGCGCCTCGGTAGCCCGGTAGCGTGCCCGATACGGTCGCTTCAGCATCGGGAAGATTTTCGACTTCCCCGAACAACAGATCCGGCGTGCCAGGTGGCAGCCGAAACAGCAGATCAGACGACAATGGTGCCGCCAATGACCTGGGCCTTGCCCCCCACGAACAGCGTGGTGTCGGCCAGCCGCACGAACCCGTCCCCAGCGTCGTTGCTCACGTCGCTGTCGCCCGCCCACGCTCCGGCCGCGGTGTACCACCGAGCCCAGTCTGCCCCGCCGCTGGCCACGTTGAGCGAGAGAGCCGACACGGCCAGCGTGAGCACGCCGTCGAGCACCGTACCAACCGGCTTTGGTAGTGTGATCGAAACCAACAGCACGGATCCTGTCGGCGTTGCACCGGGCACCGGTGCCGTACCGCTGTAGATTTCGAGAACGGCTCCCGCTCCCGCTCCGGTGTCGAGGTGCGCGACCCAGGCGGAAAGCTGGGAGGACTTCAGTGAGGTCGAGGCGTCGAAGCGCATGTCAGGCCGCCTCCGGCGTGAGGTTGTCGGCCGGCACAGCCCTGAAGTTGCCCGTGTGGTCGAGGGCCAGCACCGTGTACCGCTGCGACCGATCGAGGCCGTCGAACGTGTACGCGCCGGTTGTTGCGTCACTCCACGCTTCTCCAACCAAGATGCCGTCCCGATCCCGGTAGAGCCTCACTCGACGGCTCACGGCATAGTCCGGTGTGCCCTTGATCTTGACCGTGCCGGCGATGACGCCATTGCCCCCGCGACCGGTGGCCACGCGGTACTGCTGCCGCCACGCGGCGGTGAAGACGACCGGGGGCGTGGCCGCCAGCGTGCCCCTGGTCAGTAGGCTGGGCAGTACGGCCGCTGAGGTGTGCGATCCGGGCATTACCAGGGCCCAGTGCAGTCGACGAACCAGCATCCGTCGGCCGAGTTGAAGGCGCGCAAGGTGCGACCCGTGAGGCCGGCCACCGCGGAGACCGTCTCGCCTTGGGCGAACACCGACTGGCCAATGCTCTGCGGGGTCACGAACTGCCCTCGGAAGTAGCCTCGCATCGTGCGCGCCGCTGTCTCGTAGATGGCCACGCGGGTGAGGTTCAGCGCCCCGTCGGCCCCGTTGGGGTACTGCGTGCCCGCGGCGGATCCAGACCGCCACTCGGTGCTGGCGGCGTGGCTGGGAAACAGCCCGCGCCGCTGGGCCTGCGTCGACACCCCGAGCCCGGTGTACGCCCGAGACAGGTACGTGCCGGACGACGCGTTGTTCCCCGAAGCCGTGAGGAGGTGAATGTCTCCCATCCACACAGCCGGGACCACGTTCCTGTAGGTGCTCGGCGCGCACTGCAGAAACGCGGCGTAGCCGTCGCCCGGGACCAGGCTCTCGAAATCGCCGAAAGCCATGAAAGCCGAGTACGCGGGCGATGCGTAGTTGTCGAACGCCAGGCGCGTCATCAGGTAGAACGTCCTGTCGTCACCGACCAGCGCCCAGTGGATCGCCGTCGCGCTGGCGTCGATGTTCTTGGACCAGTACCCGCCGCCGTTGACCTGAGCATCCGTCGGAAACCCGTTCGTGCCCGTGTTGACGCCGGTCATCGTCTCGTAAGCCCGCACACGAGCGTCGGTCGTTCCGGTGTCGTCGATCTGCAGATAGTGGCGGCTTCCAGTTACGTTCGGTGAGCGGAACACCTCGATGTTCGTGGCGTTGAACTCGCGCGTCCACCCCAAGGGCGAAACCTTGGTCGTGATCGTGCCCGTCGCCGTCTGGTCGGAGATGCCAGTCGCATCGAACGTGAACGTGGTCGGCGTGTGCGACAGCACGTCCTTGACGCCGTTGAGCCCCGAAGGCGTCGACCCGGCGATCGTCTGCTTGGACCCAGTGACGGCTGAGTGGCCCGCGGCCCGGGTTGCCGTGGCGATGCCGCCGGAGACCACGAGGGAGTCCAGCGTCCCTAGGCCAAAGCCGTCGACCAGACACGTCTTGAGCAGCGACGCGAGCGAGCCGACTTGACCGTTGAGGGTCGGCGCCCCGGACATCGTGTGGGTGATGAATTGAATTGTCATGAGGTGTCCTCGTCAGGGGGCGTCCACATCGCCACGAATCAGCAGCGTGAACGAATCGTCGGGCACGGTCTCGGGCCCTTGTTGGATGGTGCGCACGACCCACACCGGAAAATACGCGCCGACAGTGTTGAAGCGCAGCACGTTGCCGGTAGCCCAGCCCGTGCCCCAGCCCAGCGCCGGGATCGTGAAGTACGGGGTGCTGCTGGCGGGGTTGAGCGGGCTGCAATCGGAAGACGTGTCGCCGATTGCGATCACGCCAACGTGCTCGCCGATCACGCGGAACTGAGTGGTGTTGGTGAACTGGATCGCCCAGCGTTCAGTCAACGCGCCGCTGTTCGAGACGACGATCGGGTTGGCGATGTCGTTGAACGTGCCAGTCGCCGGGTCGCCGATCACCGAGTCCGACCACGTGCTGGTCAGCGTCACCTGGTCGAACAGCACCGACACCCGGGCCCGCAAATCGCCGGCCACCAGGGCGCTTGACACATAGGACCCGGAGACCGGGTACGCATGGGTAACCTGCCTGGTCAGGCGCAGCCGGCCGTTGATCTGGACCTCGGCGACCATCGCCATGTCTTCAACCCGGTGTTCGATCGTCACCGGCTGGACCCACCCGGTGATGTTGTTGATCGTGACCGTTCCGGCGTCCAGGTTGGCCGTGTACCCGCTGTTGATGATCTCCCCGTTGTCATCGATCAGCCGTACCCGCGAGAGCCGCACGCGCCCGCAGTTCACCGAGTTCCCGTTGGCGTAGGTCGCCGGTGCAATTGATTGCGTGTTGCCCAGAACGATGAAGCCCCCGGGCCTGAAGATCGGCACTCGGCCGTCCTGCGGCAAACGCACCGGGTCCAGGCCGAGGATGGTGGCGTCGAGGGGCAGGTAGAAGTACGAGACGAAGTTGTAGCGCAGCGTCTGCGGGTCGACCGGCCACGGACGCCATATCTTGCCCGTCTGCGGGCCACTGGTCTGCACGTCGCCTGCGGAGTACCACCACTCGGCCTTTTGCTCGGCAGTGAGCCCCGAGTCAAGCACGTAGTCACCGAACTGCACCTCGACCAGGCCCGTTTCGTAGTCGATCTTTCCTCGCGTGTGGGGTCCAGTGAGATTGCCACTCAGATCGGACGTTGCAATCAATTGCGTGCCGGTCGCATCGGTCACAGACAGCGTGAGGGCACTCGGCTTGATTGGCGCGAGACTCGTCGAGAACACCACATTTGCGAGCAGCGGGTCGCCCTTGCTCGTGAACATCGACGTGAGCGTGAACGCGCTCGGGCTGCCACTCACGATGTAGTCGAACATCGTGGCCACCCCAGCGGCGTAGTCGATGTCACCACTGTAGGTGCCGGGATTCACGTTCGTGCGACCGCGGTAGATCTTGCCCTCGAAGTCGTCGTACTGCTGACCCATCCACGTGAACCGCAGCGACCCGGGGACGATGCGGTCCTTGGTGTACGGGCACAGGTCGATCGTGACCGTGGCGGGGGTGTAAGTCTCGGTCTTTGCGGTGGGCGTCGGCGAGCCGGACTTGTAGCGCACCATCAGAGAGTTGGCACCAAAAACCTCGGTCGAGGTAGTCGTATTGAAACTCCCACCCTTTGCCGTACTGCTGCCGCCTCCCCCCGTCGTACTGTTCGGCACCCCCACGCCGGGGTTCGAGTCGGCCGTCTCGTTGAGCGTATCCCATGCACGCCCATCTTCGTAGTTGGCGTTGTACGAGTTCTCGGTGAAGTCGGAACGCACCTTGAGCGCCACCGACTTACCCACATAGGACACAGTCCCCATGCCCTCAACAAAGCCTCCGACCCCATCATCGGTGATCGAGTGATAGACCGTGACGGCGTTCTTCGATGTCTGAGAGCTTGCTCGGATGTAGACGCTGCTGTTGGTGGTCGCAGAGTTCTTAGTGATCGTCTTCTCACCGATTCCCCTCCCGCCGAAGGGTATGGGGTAGGTGTACCTAACCTTGGTTGAAGAACTACTTGCCGACTTCGCCGAACTCGCCTCGTTGATGCTCGATCCAGCGGTTTCGGCAGTCTCCCTGGTCGTTGCCCACACCACTTCGATGCTGCCGGCCCCCGGAGTGTCGGTCAGCGTGAACGTCACAATGCCCGAGCCGTCGGGGGAGAGGCCGGGCTTGGCCTCTTCGATCAACGACGACCACTCGTAGTCGATCTCGATCTGGCCGCCAGGGTCGAGCATGTACGACGGCTGGAAGAATATCTCCCCGGTCACGTAGTTGATGTCGCCAACGCCATCGCCGGTGAACTTGCCCACGCCGTTGTCGGTGGCCGAGCGCACGACCGACGCCGAGGTCCAGGTGAGCGTGACCGAGTTCGGCTCGACCCCGCCGTGCTCGACGTTGAACGCATACTCGGGCGGCCGGAACCCGGCCTGGCCGCTACGGTTCGTGTACGAGGTGTTCTGACCCCAGTAGAAAACCACGGCACTGCGGTCGTCGGGCAAGGCATCCAGCGTGACGTTGATGCTGCCGGTCAGGTAGTTGATCGTGCCGGTGCCCGAACTGCCCGCCCCACCCATGGTGCCGTCGCCATTGTCCCGAATCTCGTAGTTGTTGCCGAGCGCGCGAAAGGTAACGCGCACCGAGCCCGGGGCCGGCAACGGGGTCAAGATCGTCACGTAGTTGAACGACCTGTTCTCCTGGCCGATACGAATACGCTGGGCCAACGGAGCGCCGCCGACGAACACCTCTTTCGGGGTCGTTGCCAACGTAACCAGATAGTCCGCGCTCGCTCGTTGATCGAGCACCGCGGTCTCGGTGCGCGCATTGGGCACGAGTTGCACGTAGGCCGAGGCAGCTTGCACTTCGACATCGCCGATCTGGACCTCTTCGGTGATCGGTTGCGCGCCATGGTAGTTGCCGGCGTCGGCCACCACGGTGTCGCGCACGAGCGCCTTGCCCGTCGCCCGCGTGAAGGTCTTCGAGGCCGGCGAGCCCAGGTAGTCCTCGCGCAGCGCATCGCTGATGTCCAGCGTGATGACCATCGCCTGGTAGTCCTGATTCGACACCGGATCAGTGAAGGTCCTTTCCTCGGCGACAACTCGGGTGATGCGAACGTACTGCTCGTATTCCGTCGACAAGCCCTCGTTCATGCGCAGCACGAGCGTGCGGCCGATCGGCGGCACAGTCGCGTTCAGGCGCTGGAACAACTGGATCGCACGCTGGCCGGCGATGTGGTTCTCGTACAGGTAGCCCGACCACTCCGGCCCGGCGTTCAGGTAACTCTCGACGCGGGCGCTGGCCACGGAGCGACGGTCGAAAACGTCGCGCGTGGTGAACATCGACACGGACACGAGCGGGTCGTCCGGCGGATCGGCAACGATCACGTTCGCGCCGAAGTACCCGTCCCGGTTGTCCGTGTCCACCCCGACGAACACCTTGCGCATCGACACCCGGCCGCCCGCACGATCGAGTTCGCTGATGTCGTTGAAGATCGCGTTACTGACCGCATCGGCGATGACGGTCGGCGTGGGCGCACCGCCGCCCTCCGGCACGTCGTCCATCACCTGGGACGCGATCAGCTTGATGTCGCCTGCGAGGATTGCCATGATGCTCAAACTTCCATGAAGCGAAGAGTGCAGAGATACCAGTCGCTCGATACGGTATCGCGCCAGTGCACAACCGGTTGTGCTTCGAGGCCGGTATCCTGGTGCCGGAAGATCACCGTCCGCGCCGAGCCGCGGAGTGTAAGGGTCATCGCTTTAGCGGGTTGTGCGGCCCAATTTCGCAGGGTGTCGACTGTCGAGCGAGGCATCCATGCGCTGCTCTCGTTCTCGGGCTGCAGCGTGATTGGGCGCCCCGCAAGACGGACACCGACCTGCACATCCAAAGCACCGGTGATCGTGGTCTCAACGGATTGTCGAACCGGACTCCAGTCGTTCTCGTCGGCCCAGTAGAGATCGGGGTTCAACGTCAGCGTTGTCGTGCCGTCGTTCAGGGTGATGCTCATGCTCCGTTGCCCTTTGCGTTTTCAAGACCCACAAGAATCGACGCCAGGTTGTCGGCGTCGGCTCGGCTTGCTACGTTGACCGTGCCCAACTTTCGCCCGGCAATGTTGATCGTCACCGGTGTGCCCGATGTCGGCGCGGCACTCGTGCTGCTCGACGAACCTGCGCCCGGCGTGGCGATGCCTCGCATCGGCTGGCGGCCGTCATAGGTCGAGGTGCCCGACAGTTGCCCCGAGCCGGCGGCCTCGGTGCGTTGCCAGTAGCCGCCGAACGGGTAGCCCTGATTGAGCTTCGGCACCCACTCCCAGGCGCCCGAGTCGTCGGGCGGCGGCAGGTATGACCCGGCGGTGATCCGGTTCCCCTTGCCGTCGGTTGCCCATCCATCCTTGTCGTAGGTGGCGCCCTGCAGCCGGTTTGCCGCAATCTTGTCTGCCCGAGCCTTGGTCTCCGCTTCGTAGACCGAACTCAGGCTGGCCGCAGTCTTCTCCGCTTCTTCCCGGACATCCCGCAGCGCGCGGCGCGACTTCTCGGCGAATTCCACCGTGGCCTTGCCTGCGTTGTCGACCGCAATATCGACACCACGGATTGCAGCTTCGACTTTCACCCACTCCGGGACGATCCCTTGGTTGGCTTCGATGGCCCGCTTCGCCAAAGCAACGAAAGCCTCTTTGACTTCATTGGCCGTGGCCTTGCCGCTGGCTTTCAGCCGTTCGTAAGCGCGAATCTGATCTTCGATGCTGGCCTTGACTTCGTTCGACGCGGCGGCCACGCTGACGCCGAGCAACTTGGCGTCAGCCGCAAGTTGCTTCATCTGCGGGCTCAGTTCCGCGATCTTCTTCTTTATCGCATCGAAGCTCTGTTGGAACGAAGCGGCGAGTTCGGGGTTCGCCGCGATGATGTTGCGGATTTGGTCTTCGACGCGCTTCAAGTCGTCGGCCGTATCGGCAAGTTGAATGGCCTTGTCGATCGCCGCAGCAAACGACTTCTCGAACACCGGCCCGGTAGCCTCACCAACTTCATTCAGCGCCTGCATCCGCTCGATAACAGAGTCGACTGCGACGCTGGTGTTGGCAAGTTCAATCTGCTTGTCGAACGACTTGGCCAGCAAGACCCCGGCTCGCTGACCCTCTACACCCAGTTCTTTCAGCGTATCGCGCAGACGATCCGTGTCATTGATGGCGCTGTTCATCGCCGACGAAAAGCCCGTCGTGATCTCAAGCACGCTGGTGCCGACACGACGCAGTGACTCGTCTGAGATCGCCTCCAGTGCCCGCTTGAGAATGTCGGAACTGTCCTTGATCCGCGAGAACGCAGCACGTGCGTTCGCTTCAAATATCGCAAGGTCTTTGCCCGACAAGGCGCTCTCGAACGCCTTTTTGATCTCGTCCGCAGTGAGTTTTCCGGTCTTCCCCAGCGCGTTGAGCGCCCGGCCGGCAGCCTCGATGCCCTTCAAATCGTCAAATCGCAGTTCCGATGTGAGGCGCTTCAACGCCTCCGCGGTACTGCCGCTCGACTTGGCGATCTTGGTGAAGTCGTCTACTAATTTCTCAGACTCGCCACTGAGCCCCAGCGCGGCTTGCTCGGCCCGCTTCTGTTGTTCCGCCAACCGAGCTGCTTCCGTAGCCGCCCGTTGCTCGGCCTCCGCCAGCGCAATCAGTTTTTTCTCGTTCTCTTCGAGTTGACGACCCCAACCAAACAGTCGCGCCGTGTTTTCGCCGATGGCCGTACCGAACTCACGTGCGTTGAGCACCGTCAGTGCCAGGACGCCGGGCAGCCCACCAAGAAACCCGACCAGCGTGCGCAAACCACTCGCGGCTGCAGCGCCGGCCGAGGCGAGCCCTCCGAACACCGACGAGAGCCGTGTGGCAGCCGCGGTAGCCGCGGTACTGGCGGCAGTGGCCGCCGCGATACCCGCTGCCGTTGCACTCATCGCCGCCGCATTCGCTGTGCGAGCTACGGTATTCGCGGCAGTGGCGGCCGTGTTCGCCACCGCGGCAGCCGTGTTCGCCACCGTGGCAGCCGTGGCAGCCGCCGTGTTGGTGACTGACACTGCAACGTCGTTGGCCTTTCGCGCCGCCGTGTTGGCCGCAGCAGCAGCGGTGTTTGCCGCGAAAGCCGCCGTGTTGGTCGCAGCCGCAGACGCGCTCTTGACGAAAGATGCTGCAAGATCGAACGACTTGAGGATCAGGAACCGCTCGGCTAGCAGAGTGAGTGCCTTCACCACCCCGCCGATGTTCTCGGCCAGCAGATCGAACACTCGACCCATGTTGACGAAGAAACTGGTGTTGGACGCCTGCTGCGAGACTTCCGTCAAAGCATTCTTCAGTCGGTTCCATCCCTGAATGAAACCGTTGATCTGCTCGGTTCCCCCGCCGAAGGTCTGGCTTATCGCATCCGCAAACGCCGGCAGGAAGACCTTGGCTGAGACCGTGCCCGTCTCGACCATCTTGATGAGCCGTTCCGTCGACACACCCATGGCCTCGGCTGCGATGCCGAGCGCGCCTGGCAGACGGTCCCCGAGTTGCTGGCGCAACTCTTCCATTGAGACCGTTCCCTTGCTCGCCATCTGCCCCAGGGCCTCAAGCGCCCCGGTGGCCTGCTCACTCGTGAGGCCGAGCGTGCCGGTAGCCCGCGCCAGCGCCGAGAAGACCTTGTTCGAGTCCCCGACCGAGATGCCTGCGCTTTTGGTGGCCGCAGAGAAACGGACGAACGAATCCGAGAGATCCCCGACAGACAAGCCGGCGTTCTTGGCAACCTGTCTCAGAAACGCGAGTTGGCTCGCGGCAGTGTCCGCGTCCCCGTAGATCGCCTTGAGCGCCTTGTTGAATCGCTGGATAGCCAGGTTGGCCTCCAGAAACTCGCGCCCCATCTCCTTGACCTTGTTGACCAGATAGCCGACGGCATCGGCCACGAGGTTGCCGGCTGCGATCTGGCCCAGTGAGTTCTTGAACAGCGAAGCCGCGCGATCGGCCACCGTCAGGGTGCCGCTCAGTTGTCGGATCTCGCGTTCGAGTTCCTTGATCCGAGCATTGCCCGCCGCGAACGCACCGGCCATGCTGTCGCCAGTGGATCGAGC